TACTGTTTTCGGAATGTGACTAGATCAACGGCTTGTCTGTTGATCAGCGCTTGCTTCGCTGATTGAGCTGCCAGAAGCGCTGACTGATCTCTTGACTGCCTAACTTTTGCGGAAGTTAGGTCCAATCCTTTGCCTGAAGCTTTCTCTATTAACTGCTGTCTTTGCGCAATCTGACTTGTAAGCCCACTAATTACTGTGTTTACCCCCGCAAGCTCTCTCTGTTGCGCAAGCGTAAAAGCAAGTTGCTTGTTTTCGTCGCGCCTTGCTTCTGCAATTTTTAGATCAAATTCACTTTTAATTTCTTGAATTCTCTGCCTTGCAACATCCTGAAAACCTGACTCAAGGGCTCTAAATGCATTATTAGTTTGCCTTGAAAGTTCTGCTAAAGCGCTTCTTGCACCCTTGTCATTTTCAGGATCAGAGTCAGCGCCAGGCAAGCTTGTGTTAGGAGCAGAAACACTACCAATCTTTGGAACATATTCTTTAAACGAATCCAAGACCTCTTGAACCCTTGCCTCCCTACTCTTGGACGGAGCAACTCCTGCAAGTTCCTGCAGCTTCTGTCGGAAAATTCTTTGATAAATGTCTTGGTCAGGCTGCTGAATAAGCGCGAGAGGATTTATCTCGATAGAAGCCCCTGCTTTCGCTGTTCTCGGCTTAACCGTGCCAAGTGTTGGGAGGCCCTGTTCTTCGATAGCCTGTGCCCTAGCTTGGTTCTGTATCTCGCGAATATTGCCACCCTGCGCCCGCACAATATTTTCAAGCTCTGCATTGCTAAAAGAATCAGCGATGGCAGCAGTAAAATCGATTAGCTGCTGCCCAATAAATTTAAATACAGGGCCAAATATGTTGCCAATAACTTGAGCTAAGTTTTTGAAAATTTGAACTACGTCCTGGCTAAAGACAACGACCTGAGCAATCATTCGCTGCAACTGCCCTTTGTTTTCCGTCACAAGATTGACTAAGCCAGTCAAATAGTCTTGGAATCCAGCGCCAGCCGACTGGAAAAATCCACCGTAAGCTTCTGCAGCACTATCTAATGCTAATCGCAGCCTAAGTCCAGCCTTTTCTGGACCCTCGGCTAGACCTTTTGCGAATTCAGCGTACTCTTCTCCAAGACCTTCCGCAAATTTAACGAAATCAGCGATGGTCACCTTGCCAAGCTGAAAGTCTTTCGCCAATTGTGGCAAGGTTCGATTAGTTTCAGCCGCAAATTTAGCAATTGCACCTGGAATTCTCTCGCCGATCTGTCCTGAAATCTCTTCAGCCTGAGCGCGGCCCTTGGACAGGACCTGAGTTGTCGCAAGGAAAAGCGCATTTAAATCATCCTGTGACTTACCTAGCGCAACGCCAGACGCGGTAATCCCCTCGTATATCTTCTGAGTCATCTCAAGTGAAAGCCCATTAGCTTTTGCGGCTGCGCTAACACCTGCAAATCCTTTTACAACCTCAATCAACCGAATGGAATAGTCCTGGCTTATTTGTCTAGCAAAGCCAAGTCTTTTGTTGTAGTCGTCAATGCTGGTTGAAACGCCCCCCAGTGTTGCCTTGGCAAGATTCAACTGTGTTACGTATTCAGCCATGCCTCCGGCAAGCTTCCTGATGCCAGAAAGTTGTGCTCCAATAGCAGCGCCAGTGAATGCACCCGGAACTCCTCCAAGTATTCCGCCACCAAGGGCGCCTAGTGCTCCCTCTGGACCACCAAAAATGCCGCCAGAGATAACAGCACCAGCGACCTGAGTTGCGCCTCTCGCCCCTAGCCCACCTCTTTTCTGTTGACCCTGAGCTTTTTGGAGTTTTTTAGTATATGCATCAATATCAGCAGTCAGCTCTTTAAACTCTTTGCTGTTTAAATCTGCTTCTCTTCTTAATCCTTTGAGCGCACCAATCTGGCCCTCGATAGTACTGATGCTGTTGGTTCCCTTCTGCCCTAACTGCGTTACCTGTTGCCTGAGTTTTTGAATTGTTTGACTGGTTGGGCCAGATATAACCTGAAGCTTCTTTATCGAGCCGCCAATTTTATCAATTATTGGCTGCGTTCCTGCATCTTTGAAGTCAAACGCAATTGTGAGGGTGCTAATTGCCTTTGCCATCAGAGCGCTTCCTCAGTTCGTTAAGAGCTGCTGCCTCCAAAATCTGAAGACGTTCCAGCGTGTCGCGACGATCCTCCACATTGTAGAGGTCAAACAAGCCCCCGGAACAAAGCAAAACCTCATATCTCAACCCAACAAAGCCACCCATGGTCACTTGCCATTGGGTCTGCATACGCAAAAACATCATCACTGCGTCCCAGTTCTCTTCCCAAACCTCAAAGTCATTTGACTCCTTTGGTTTTGGTGCGGGCAATGCCAGGCCAAATGAAGCCGCATCTTCCTGGGTTTTATCTTCAACAGGAGAATCCCCTGATGCCCAGTAAGCAGCGGCTCCTTTTAGTTTCCCGACTCTGCCTCTGCGTAAGTCGCGGCATACGTATTCAGGACAGCCTTGACCCAGTCAGCATCGTCTGCCTGTTCTTCAAGAACCTCTTCGCTAAACGGCACATCTTCTCCGTCTTCATCGATAATTCCTTCCCAGCCAACAAGCACTTTTTTCAGCAAGCCGAAATTATCGTCGTCCTTGCTGTCCTGCAGCTTGGACATCTTTTCTCTTTTAAAGATCGCGATAAATTCTGAGGTCTCAAATTCGCCTGGCTTAGTGTCACTGGGTTCTTGAACTTTTACCGGCCACTTGAAAGTCTTTACCTTCTTACGAACAAAAGCCATTAGATAAGAGCACAAGCTGGCTCAGCATACACAAAAAAAGGGAGCCCGCAAAGGCTCCCACATCCCCCTTGATGATCTGGCCGACCCTTAGGTGTAAACCAGATCAAACTCAGCGTTAGCCGCAGAGTCAGGCACACAGGTATAAGGAATCTCCAACATCGCGATGCCATCAGCATCGCCATACGAGACATCACCAATATCCACCTTGCCTGAGGTGAATTGAACCCTGTTGCCAGCGACAGTGCCGTGAGTGAAGGTCAAATTGCCAAGAGCTGCGTCATCGTCAACTGCAGAGGCAAAAAAGTCCTTGGTTGCAAGAAGAACTGCCTCAATGCTTACTGAGCCACTAGCCGCGCGATCAGTAATCAGAACCTCTTTAGTACCTCCGACAAGCTCCCTGTAAACAGTGGAATTGCCTAAGTCAAAGGAGAAGCTTTGCAGCGCTCCAGAGTACGAGAGCAGCTGAAAACCAGTCACATTGCCGTTCTTGAAGACCAACGGGTCGTCTTGATTGGCATAAGTAGGTGTCAGCAGAGCGCTGTCGTCTGGGGCGTTGTAGATGCCAGTGAACGAGAAGTCAAGAGTAGGGATTGAGCCGACCTCTGCGCTGATTGAGACCGTGCCTCTGCAACCAGTCGCCTTATGGCGGATACCATCAATCATGTAATGGATAGTGATTGAAGAGAAAGCAGCACTTACTGGCTCGTAAGTGACGCTAGTGCCGGATGCAACAGTTTCAGAAAGACCACAAGCCTTAAGGGCCTTGCCGTACTGAGGGGCAGTACCTGCAGTGCCAGAACCCGCCATCTCAACACTGAAAGTGCATTCGACTTTTGTGTTTGCCAAAAGCTGTTGAGATGCGCCCAAGTAAGGACGAATCAGGTCGCGGCTTACGACATCACTGCTCTGTGGCGTGATTGTCAGATCCCTTACGAGAACGGCGTCTGCTCCGGTCGGAGTTGGATCCGTCCCGTAGCTCGACTCCGTCTCGATGACGATCAGTCGTTTGCGGAGTAGCAATGCCATCAGATTGTTCCTGTGACGGTTGTGGTGGTTGCGTCCGCTGAATCAAGGTGCGTACGCCAGTTTCAGGATCCAGCAGATAAGTTCCGCCATAACCTGTGTGTTCATCCAACATGGTAAGTGCAGAGGGTGGTTAGGTTCAGCGTAGCCCTAACTGTTTACTGCGTTAAATCACCAACCTGTGTGCGGTAACGAATGTCGTACTCGCAGAAAATCACGCCTGCTGGCTCATCTGCTTCAAGTAACTGAAAACTTGTAGTTGCTGGCTCTACGTCAATCGCATGACCGCCAAGAGTAAGGTCCGCCATGATTTTTGAATGCAAACTCTCGATCGTATCGTCAGCCGCCTGATCAGGGACTGTTGCCCTTTCTATAACAACGATGCGAACCCTGAAGGTCCAGTCAAGAGTTGGCAGGCTGGTGTTTTGCTCTGGGGTGTCACTGACCGGCTCAATCACAATCGCAGGAGACTCAGCCCGGCTAAGAGGCTCGACTCGACTCCTATAGATCCTTGTGCCTACACCTGAAGTGCCGGAAAGAGCAGTAGCAATAGCAGAGAGAATGCTTTCACGCTTCGTTGTCATATCTAATCCTTCATCAGCATTACGCGCATGATTTTACCGTCGTCCAAAAGCATTGGCTCCCTAACGGTGTAATCAACGCTCTCAACGGTCATCGTGTCACCTCTAGCGACAGATGAGAAATCAGAAGTTTTGACCACCACTGCATAGTCAGTAGTCAACACGACACCATCAGCAATGATCTCGTTTGGCGATTCAAAGTAACCAACACTTGTCGTTGAGCCAAAGACCACTGGCACCGTGAATCCCGGTGTGTCGAAAAAAGCGTCTAGATCTTCAGTGAAAGAAAGAGTCATACAAAAAGCCCCCGCAAACGCGAGGGCTATAAGTTGCGATCAGTTGTACTTCTTGCGTCCCAAAGCAGTAACGCTCAGAGCGCCAGCGCCAGTACCACCAGCAACAGTAATAACAGCACGCGCATAACGCTTGATCTCATCGGTATTAACGGTGAGAGTCTCGACTAGCGCAGTGTTTGCAGTTGTTGTGGTGAAAGCAGCGTCTGTGACATCAGCAAAAGAGCTGTTATCAGCAGAGTCCTGCACCTTCACGGCGTAGGTGATGCCTGATCCACCAGCCTCAGCATCGAGAATCAGAGTGATGTCACCCTCATAGTCAAGAAGGTCAACCCCTGTCTCGTTGCCAGTTGCGGTGACAACATCATTCGGAGCGAAAGACAGGACCGTTAAGGTCCGTCTAGTGTTTCCAATGCTCATTCCTTAGTCCTCTTGCGAGTAGTGGGCTTTTTCGGTGGACAAGAAGGAGCTTCCTCCTCGGCGGGGGCCGTTTCCGCCTTGTGCTCGATGGCTTTGCCAAGACTGACAAGAGTCACAGCATCAGCATCATCGACTTCCAGGATGGAGCCCGCATCAGCGGGCTTTCCTGAAATCATCACTGGCCTCAAGATTTCAACTTTCATGAGTCAGAACGATGAGAACTACCTGGATCAGGTGGCGAAGCAGAATGCGCCAGGCTGCTTGACGGCGAAGTCAACATCTTGCAGAGCAATGATGCGAACAGTGCCGGAAGTAGCGCCAGCAAACGGATCAACGGTGAGATCCAAGCCGGACCACATCGCCATGATCAGTTGTGAGAAGTCACCAAACAGAGCGTCGTTGTTACCGAGCTGGTTGGAAACGGTTACGGGGTAACCGTTGATCTCGTCGTTCTCGTAAACGAACTGAGCGGTGCCACTTGCCTTTTCAGTGCTCTTCAGAGCGCCGCGAGCAGCTGCGTTGATGATGTAACGCAAAGCGCCAGCATCAGCATTAGCAGTAGCAACGTCGGTCTCCATTCCGATGTACTCGGCGAAGGTTCCGAAAGTGCTGAGTGACTGAGTGCCGATGCCAGTTGTGTTGATGATGCCCAGAGGCTGGTTAGATGAACCAGAACCATTCAGGCCAACACGATCCAGTTCAAGAGCCAGAACTTGAGCTAGGTCGTCGCGGACCATCTGCTCAACGTCGATGCTGGACTGCAGCAGCAGCTTGCGTGAGTAATCAACGAAAGCACCACAAGTCTTGGGTGAAAGATTCACCTGCTCGATGGTTTGCTGTGACTCGGTAGGTGAGCCTGACTCTCCAACCCAGTAAGCAGTGGCGCTTGCAGACTGCTTGGGGATTGAGATGTTGCCGTTGATCCCGCTCAGGGTGGTCATGCCTGCACCAGCCAGTGCAAGCTTGTTGCGCAGCAGATCAATGAAGCTGCCGGAAAGCAGGACATCATCAACCAAGTTGCCGCCTGCTGTAGCAGTACCAACGTTCAGGTCGCGACGCAGCACCTCGTTAGGAACCACGATGCCGTTAGAAGAACGGTCGTACTTCTTGGCAGCTTCAATACCAACTTCGATCTCGAACTCAGCCTCACGACGTGCGCTTACATCGCCGGGGCTAGCCAGATAGTTGAGAGCGCGAAGGAAGCTGAAGCGCTTGACTTCTTTCTGAGAAAGACCGAGGTCATTAGAGGTGACATCGGTAGAACGGATGGGCTGTTCCACTTGAGAAGTTCCGATTTTGTCGAGGAATGCAGCACGAGCCTCATCAATGGAGTTATCTCCATCGACCAATTCTTGTGCCAGATCTGCCATGCGGTGCTGAGCACCCAGAGCATTGATAGCGGCGACGCGGTCTTTTTCGGCCTTCTTAGCCTCCGACCGGATCACCTCCAGGTTTGGAGCTTGATCTTCCATAACAGGAGTGGGTGTAGATGCGGTCGTGACCGCTGAGCGAGTTTCCTGTTCTTCAACAGGAG